CAGGTGTTAATGACACTTGTAACGTCGTAACAGCTCAGTTAAGTTAAACATACACATAGGGAGGCTTCGGTCTCCCTTCTTAAATAATAATCCTTATGGCTACCACAACAATTGATAACGAGACAGAACTCTCCGCAGTAAACTCAATACTGGGAGCTATAGGACAGTCTCCTGTAACTGAATTAGTATTTACTAATCCAGAAGTAAGCTTTATATATAATCTATTAAGAGATTCAAATGTAGATGTACAGAATGAAGGCTGGCATTTTAATACAGAGAAACATGTAAAATTTTTACCTGATGCTAGTACTAATAAAATACCTATTGGTACTAATATATTAAAGATGGATGTTTCTGATGGATGGGCACGAAGAGAATATGATGTAGTAAGAAGAGAAGGATATTTATATGATAAATTAGATCATACAGATGATTGGTCTGATGTTACATCTATTGATTTAGATGTTGTTAGACTCTATGGATTTACAGATATACCATCAGTGTTCCAACGATACATCACCTACAGAGCGTCTAGAATGGCTGCTACACAGCTTGTAGCTAACCCTCAACTAGTTCAACTATTAGCACAACAAGAAGGTCTTGCAAGGGCAGCCTGTATGGAGTATGAATGTAATCAATCTAACTCTAGCATGTTCGGTTTTGAAGATGATACAGTATATCAAACATATCAACCTCACAGAAATCTTAGAAGATAATGGCAGGAATTACACAGACTATACCTAACTATGCTGGAGGTATATCAGAACAACCAGACTTACTAAAGAATCCAGGTCAAGTAAGAAATATACAGAACGGTATACCTGATGTAACTTACGGTTTATATAAAAGACCTGGTAGTAAAAGAATAGGTACAACAATTATACCTAATGTACGAAGTGGAGGATCTTGGTTTCATTATTACAGAGATGAAACAGAAGGATCTTATATCGGTCAGATAGCTTCTGGTAGAGTAAGGGTATGGAGTTGTAAAGACGGTACAGAAAAGAATGTATGGTATCATACAGATGACAGTGCATATAGTACAAGTAATGCTGATCATACCTCAATAGTATCTTATTTAACTACAGCTAATACTGAAAGTATACAAGCATTAACTATTAATGATACTACTTTCTTAAGTAATAGAGATAAAGTTGTAGGTACCACTGGAACAACAGATGCTAAACCTCATACTTATGCAGCTTATATTGAGTTATTAAGAACTGAGAATGGCAGACAGTATGGTATGAATATATCTACTCCTAGTGCTGTAGCTGATGATGTTATAAAGACTGCTACTAGAGTTAAAATAAAAAGTGATACTTTAGATGAAGGACCAGGTACTGCTAAGTGTCCTGGTATTGGTACTCAAGTATTCAGTGGTAATGAAACTGATACAGGTAGTAGAAAGAATCTTACGTTTCGTATCACTACACTAGGTCAGATAGGACAAGAAACAACTGGATCTACAGTTGATAGTTACTCATGTACATATAATAGAGATCTTGTATTATTACATGGTGGAGAAGATTGGGAAGATGGAGACGAAACTACTGTAACTATGGATAGTAGTGTAGGTATAAGTAACGAAATTACTTCTATACCTATATCTAGTGGTGGTGCTGGTTATACTGGTAACACTATTATCATAACAGTTACAGGTGGTGATGGTACTGGATTCTCAGGTACTGCTAACATTAATGCTAGTGGTGCTGTTGATGCAGTTACTATAATTGATGGTGGTAAAAATTACACTGGTACCCCTACTGTTACCTTTGGTATACCATGGGCACAGAATACTGCCTATACTATAGGCGATCAAGTTATTGCTGATGGTAAAGTATATACGTGTGATACTAATGGTACTTCAGATTCTTCTGGTACTGGACCTTCTGGTACAGGAAGTAATATATCTGATAACACAACTCGATGGGACTATGCTGGTGCAGCTGCAGTAGCTGGTACCGTTGTTAAATCAGGTGTAACTAATGTTAGTTATACTATAGAAGTAACAGAGCATGAAGAGAATAAAGTTAAAGCTGATGTTAAAGCAGTAAGACCTACACCTACACCATTTGATAATGATACTGCAGTAACTTCTGATATTGTATTAGGTGGTATACTAGCTGAGTTAACTGGAGTAACTGTAGACGGTAATGCTTTAAGTGCTACTATAATAGGTAATGGTATTTATTTATCTTGTGCTGCTGCATTTAATATAGAAATATATGAACCTGATTTAATGAGGGTTATGCAGGACTCTATAAATGATGTTACAGATTTACCTAATCAATGTAAACATGGTTATATAGTTAAAGTAGCTAATGCTAGAATGTCTGATGAAGATGATTACTATCTAAAATTTGAAGGTACAAATAGTGGAGATGGTTCTGGTTCTTGGATAGAATGTGCTGCACCTGGTATAGTTAAATCTTTAGATAATACTACTATGCCTCATGTTTTACAAAGACAGGCAGATGGTGACTTCTTAGTTAAAGCATTTACATATGCTGATAGAACAGTAGGTGATGATGTAACTAATCCATTACCTTCATTTGCTGATGGTTCTTCTAAGATAAATAAAGTACTATTCTTCCGTAATAGATTAGCTTTCTTATCTGGTGAAAATGTTGTCTTATGTAAACCTGGTACATTAGGTACACCTGACTTCTTTGCAGAGACAGCCTTAACAGTTAGTTCAGTAGACCCTATTGATATAGCTTGTAGTTCTACATTCCCATCTTCTTTATTTGATGGTTTAGAAATTAATACTGGTTTAGTTTTATTTAGTTCTAATCAACAATTCTTATTATCATCTGATGATACTGTATTAAATCCTGATACTGCTAAATTAAGAAATGTAGCTGCTTATAATTATAATACTGTCATACCTCCTATATCATTAGGAACTACTATAGGTTATATAGATAACTCTGGTAAGTTTAGTAGATTTAATGAAATGGCTAATGTAGCTAGAGAAGGAGAACCTATAGTATCTGAGATATCTAAATTAGCACCTAGTCTATTACCTAAAGATATAGATTTAATTACTAATTCAAGAGAAAATCAAATGATATTTTTTGGTAAAACTGATTCAGATATTGTATATGGATTAAGATATTTTAGGACAGGTGAACGTCAAGTACAAACAGCTTGGTTTAAATGGAAACTAAATAATCCACTTAAATACCATTTCATTATAGATGATGTATACTACTATTTAGATGCAGATAATTTCTTACAAAGTATTAATCTTATACAATCAGATGATCCTAGTTTCGTTAAAGATTCTAATACATTTATAATTCATATAGATAATTTTGTAACTATATCTGGTGGTGTATATGACGAACCTACAGATATAACTACTTTCACAGGAGTTACCTGGCTTCCTAGTGTAACAAGTCCTAACGGTTCATTAATAGTTATAGATATTAGTACAGATTCAGTTAGAGTAGCAAGGCATGCTGAACCAACTATAACTTCTAGTACATCATTCACCTTATCTGGTGACTGGTCTGGTAGTGGTGATATTTATATTGGGTATCTATATGATTATCAAGTAGATTTACCACGTATATATCCTACCCAAACTCAAGGGGAAATAAGTAAAAAAGATACAAATGCATCATTAGTATTGCATAGAGCACAGATAAACTTTGGTAAAATTGGTCTATATGAAACTACTTTAACTAGAGTAGGTAAAGATGACTATACTGAAATACATGAATCATCTATATCTGATGAGTATGATATATCAGATATACCTTATTTAGTAGAAGAGACTAGAACTATACCTATATATGAAAGGAATACAAACGTAAATATAACACTTAAATCAACTCATCCTGCTCCATGTACATTACATTCAATGAGCTGGGAAGGAGACTATTCACCTAGATATTACAAACGTGTCTAAATATATTCACCCTGCAACAATGGAGGCTGCTATGGAAGTAGCCTCTAATTTACGTCCAGAAGACCGTAGAGAGCTTGAAGAAGGCCACGGGCTAGATTGTATTGAATACTTTAAAGAGATGGCTTACGATCCCTCCTGCGTGTATTTCAGAGTGCCTAACGGCAAGACTGCCGGAATGGCTGGCGTTTCAGAAGATGGAGCTATATGGATGTTATGCACACCCGCCATCCTAGAGTTCCCTACAACATTTGCTAGAGAAGCAAAGAGATATGTTGATAGTAGAACTGAACCTCTGCTATGGAACATTGTTGATAAACGTAATACAGTACATTTAAAACTACTCAGGTTCTTAGGTTTTAAATTTTTAAGAGAAATTAAACATGGACCTAACCAATTAACATTTATAGAATTTTGCCGTGTGTACAAGTAACCCTTATAAACAACAAGCTAAGATTGAAAAGCAAAAGAAAGACTTTAAATACAGATCTGATGCTTTAAAATACTGGAATAGAGAAACTAGCTGGGTAAGAGCTGATCAAAGAGCTGCTACTGGTTTAAGTAGAACTCAGTCTGATCTATACACAAGAGCATTAGCTATCCAAGCTCAAGGCAGACAAATGTCTCAAGATGCTGTGTCTGAATATGGACAGAAACAGTTTGCTGGATTT